TTGCTTCTGCGTTGTTTAAATTCATTTCTCCCATTATAAGTCTAGTTTAAAAGGGCAAAAGAATAGGAGTTGCGTTGTTTCGCTATCTTGTGTGCTTGGTTTAATTTGAGATCCCTCTAAATTTTGTGGGGAGTGGGTTAATCCTAATAGAAGATGATTAGGATCTGCGCTATCTCCCCAGACTTCTATTGTTAATCTTAAAACATCTCCTACTTTGAATTGTGTTTGGGGAATTGTTATCGTTAGAGACTTGGTTTTACTTACCTCGTCTCCGTGTGTGCTTTCTGTATAGGTTTCTGATTGAGAACTTGCGATTTCTGTCTCACTTGAGCCGTCCCATTTCCTTACTCTTGCGATTATATAAGAGTTTGCTGTATAGGTGGAAGTTGCGTTTCTAAATCCCATAGTTGCTACTACTAAAGCATCTCCTTTTATTGTTTGTGGCATTGTAAACGCTGCTAAATCAAAATCTAAATCGGGTCCTTTCTCGTATCCTGTTGTTCCACCTACGTTTACCTCTGTAAATAGGTCATTTGAAAAAGTAGCATTGGTGTTTAATATATAATTCTTGCTAGAGTTGTCTGCTGTATTGGAGCCGTAATATTTAATAAACCCTGTTGCTGCTGCTAGATCTGTGTAGTCATAACTAGCAATAACCCTTTCGCTTTCATTTCTAAATTTGTTTGGTAGTGTCATGGTTTAAACCCCTCTATTTCTCTTGAAAAATTAGGAACTTGCCCACTTGTTTTTCTATCTTCCCATGCTACTCCATGCCCAGTTATTGTGCTTAATTCTGCCATGTCCATACCTCTAGAAATTATACTCCCCAGAAGTCTCCCCCATTTTTCTACTCTTGATCTTGATAATATTATATCCACTTCCTTATTTAATATTTCTCCCTCTAGCCATTTTTGACTTTCTACTCCCCCTCTCTCATTTAATTCTGGCGCTGCTAGTTTAGAAATTCTTAATGGAAAATTAAAATCTCTAAAATCTGCTTTTAATCTTACCGTGTCTCCATCAGAGACTTTGACTACTCTTGCTCTAAAATCCTCTGTTATTTGTTTGTGCGGACTTTCAACATAATAAATCTGCATTTGCGAATTTGTTAATTCTGGAAAATTTTTAAAATCATGTGCCATTCATAAAGTCCTGTTGTTTAATATCTCGAAGCATACTTAACGCCCTTAAATATGAGTCTCTTAATACGTCTAGCATGGTTTGTGCTTCACTTCTTGATGTAAATCCACTCATATCATACATTATAACATACATGGCTGCTAGATTGCTTGCTGCTTCTTTTAAGATCCCTTTAACGTCTGCGTTTAATCCAGAATAGGCGTCGCTCCAGTTGTATCTTGTAGCTACATTTATCTCGCTTTCTGCTTGTGTCATAAAGTCATTTATATATGCTTCCACGTTTGAAACTGAACTTGCGTTTGCTCCCGCTTTTCTTTGAACTTCTGCTGTCGTTGCAAATATTCCTGTATCAGCCATTAAGATTTCTCTCTTAATTTATTTATTGATGTTGTTAAGTCTTGGATAGCCCTTATAAGTAGATAGTCTTTGTCCTCTAACTTATAGATCTCCCCTTTTTCTTCGTCTGGTATGGTTGTTGGTTCTATTTTTTCCATACCTAAATTAATAAACGTAAAGATTTAAACCTTTTGTTTTTGTTGCCCATGCGGATCTTATTAGTCCTTCTGTGATATGGCTGTATTTTCCAAATATTTTGACGTTTTGAGTTACTGGATCTATCTCCACTTGTATTGATAATAAACTCATTATTAGGTTTTCATCATTTGGGAGTTGGATTTTGCCCTGCTCCATTAAGAGTTTTAAATTCCCATATAGATCTTCTTTTAGGATTCTTCTCGCTTTTGTTTTGTTTGCTAATATACTTCTACTTGCATTATTGATCCCTTCTGCTTTTCTTTTTACTGCGTCATTTCTTATTAAAAAATCTAGGATTGGTGTTCCTATTCCCCCATCATCTAAATATATCTTCTGAAAATCCCATGTTCTATCTAGATCTAAAATCTTTTCGACGGTATTAACGGCGCTTACTTTTTGAGTTGTTTCTACGGATTTTACTTTGCAATAATCCTTATCGAACATTTCCATCACAACATAGGCGTTCTCGTCTCCCCCATATCCCGCCAGATCTATACCTAAATAATAATCTCCCGCCCCATGAAAAAGAGAAGAAGGTGATAAACTCGTTTTGGGCGGGAGTATGCAGGAATCTATTAATTCCTTTGTGAAAAATTGTTGTAATGAATCTAAAAATTCTGCTTCGTATTCCTGCATAAATTGCAGATTTGTCATACGTTTCTTTTCTAATTTTAAAAAATCTTTATCTATTCTTGGACATTTTGCAGTAGTTGTATGAAATGTTGTGAAGTCTGATCCTTTTTGGAATGCTTCGTAGAAAAATCCTACATTTCCTCGCGGCGTGGAGAGTATATCCATAGTTCCGCCAGTAGTTGCAAGCATAGGGCGGACAGCCGTCCATACTTCCTCGGGGATATAATGTGCTTCATCAGCAACCAATTTGTGGATAGTATAATTTCGCAAACCATAGCCAGTTCTTCCAGCGGGGAGCGCGATGATTTTGGAGCCATTTCTTAATTCCACCTTATGTAGTGTTGGTTTCTTTTTTATCATGTGTTTTGCTAGGACAAATATGTGTGATTTTACCTTTTCGAATAGTTCTACGCTTTGACGATCTACTGCGCCTATTATTAGTGTTTGGGTTTTTTCGTTTAGTAGTGCGAATAGTGCAACCCTTAACGATTGCGCAAAAGATTTCCCGCTTTGTCTTCCTGCCCTTACTGCAACATTTCCTTTTGTGTTTATATAATCTCTTTGCCATGGATCTAATTTAATCTCCAGTTGTTTCTCTGCATAATCTACCGCAGAACCCGCATTCCACAAGGTTTCCTTCTCTCCATGCTTCGATGGTGTCGTTTTGATCCCCATGGATTCTAGAGATTTGCTCGATCTTGTCTCGATAGTCATCTACTCGTCCTTCCATATTAATAATCCCGCGACTTCTTCTATCTTGCCCGCGTCTTTTAGTAATTTAATATACTCTAATAATGTTCGTCTAGACGTTCCCCAGTTTAATGAACATTCTGCGATTAATGATTCTTTACCTGCCTTATCTTTAAGTTTTTTAATGACTTGTATTATTTCATTAATCCTTTTTCTTCTTTTTTCGTCGTGTCCTGTCATCAAATAACTACGTGTGTTCTCTATTTAAACCTTTCTATAAGACAAAAAAACACCATCTCTCGTCGCTATTTCATGCTCTAGCGCGCAGTTGCGGCTACGTCTTACGTCCTTTGGCGCGTCCAACGGAGTGCTTTTCGCTCTCCAGACCAATTAAAATTGGTTTATGCTGGGGATAGCCAGAATACACCCGTAAGAATACGGCGTATTTCTATTTATGATTGTGATCCGTTTATTATAAATGTTATTTTGCATTCTTGAGTAGTATATTTATTTTATTATTACTAGGGAGTAGTAGCATTTTCATAGATTGTTTGTGGGGGTGTATATAAAAAGAAAAAAAAAGAAACCCAATAATCGCATTATACACTTACATGGTTTAATGGTATCATGTATTCCCCCGCGCGAAGCGCGGGGGTCGGGCGCCTCGCGCAGCGAGCGCGGTAGCGAACGAAGTGAGCGTCCGGCGGGCGCGAAGCGCTCGCTATATCGGCTGGGCTTGTCCAGCCCTAAATATATATGGGGCTGGCTTGCCCAGCCCTAAACCAGCTGTGCTGGCAGGTGGGGCTGGGGGAACGCCAGCCAAAGGTTTACTTGCTGGTTCGCTTCCCCAGATCCCTAGCGAAGCAGGAAGATAAAGCTTTGTCCCCACGTGTATCGTTCGAATCGAACGATTTACTTTCTGGCTAGATCCCCTGCTCCCAGCTAGCCAGGAAGATAAATCTTTCGCAATGAGAACACTATTTGTTCAGCCCACCAAAAGCTTTAGATTGGGCTGACTTAAGAAATATGTTTTGAAGTTCCTCAAAACAAAGCAAAGCAGGTATTTAAGTTTGCTGGTGGGCTGTTGTAACCTTAACCCATAAGTATATAAAGGAGAACACACACATATATGTATGGAAAAGAGAAGATATGTAAGGGGGTTTAAACAACATGGAACAAAAAGATAAGATCCAGTCTTTGCTTGGTAGGATAGAAGAACTTGAACAACAGATAATGGATTTGCGTATGGGCTTTCTTACTGCTTTGGACTTGATTGAGACATATAAAGAAGCATAATGGCTAAACACAAGATAGTGATTAATAGCGATGAGCTTGATTTAATCTTCACAACTATGGGCTGTGAAAAGGCAGGACTTGACAGGGAGAGCGACAGGCGATCTAAACTCATGGAATCCCTAGTTTATCAGTGTAAAAAATGACTAAAGATAATTGGTTTGATTATGATATGGATTCTGCCCACATAATAGCTATTCTAAACGATTTTAAGATTAACCACGATGTATCTAATGACGCAGTAATTGAAATGCTTAATGATTACTTATAACTAAACTTTATTTTTTTATTTTTTTTTGGGGGGTGGTTTCCCCCTTTTATTTTTTTGGACTACAAACCTAACCTCGCGTATTCCCCTTTAGGCGATCATAAACTGTCTGGCGGGCGTGGTTGGGGGGATTCTCTCTCCGTATCCACCCCACCCGATTAGCCGCCCTATTGTTTCTTAAATAAATCAATTAGTTCGTTTCTAGTATTTAAGACAGTTTCTTTTGCTGTTTCCCAGTCCATATCATCATCTTTCCTATATACTTTCTCTATCACATGGAGCGCCGCGTCGGCGCTGACTTCATAATGATATCTTGTAGTTCTTGGCTTATTGATCTCTGTCTGTATTTGGGGTGTTGGAAGTGTATTGACAGATTCTAGTTTTTTGGAGTCTATTGTTTGCGTATTTGCTTCTGGTGTTTCTCCAATTCCTCGGATATTACTAAATCCATTAGCTTCTTTGATTACTAGATCCATTGGTTGCCCAAAAATTAACTTGTCGCATAAGTCTTTATCCCATACGGTGTGGCTTCCCCCGTTGGTGTCTTTGACTACCCAGAATGGAGCGCCAGACTTTGACATTTTATTCTCTATACTTATTAATGTTATTTTCATGTTATTACCCCCTTCTTTTTCATTATAGTAAGAGAACACGCTTCTTTATAAGTCTTTCTATTTACCCTTTATTTCTGTTAAGTCTGTAATTGTTGCGTCTAGTTCTTCGTCCGTCGT